ATGCGGCCGTCCTGCCCGGTTACGCCCAGCAACCGCCCGCCGCATTCCCGGCAAACGTGGACTTCCGGCTCCGCGCCAGGCGCGGCGGCAATGCCGTAGGCGGGGTCCTTTCCCAGTTCGGTGACAAAGGACGACGGCCGCGCGTTCGAAGCAAGGATCGTCAGGGTATGACGCGCCCGCGTCATGGCGACGTACATCACGCGCCGCTCCTCGGCGTTCTGGAACGCCTCCTCTTCCGGCGAGACCAGGGCCATGAGGGGGTCGTCGACGATCTCCGAAGGGAACCCGGTGCGCCCACTGTCGGCGTTCAGCAGGATCACATGATCGGCTTCCAGACCTTTCGAGGCATGGATGGTCTTGAAGCTGATCTGCAGCCGCAGAAACTGGCGCTTCAGCTCGCGCATGTCGGGGGTGCTGTCTGGGGGGTGGTGGAAATTCGCGGCTGGCGATCTCCGGTGCGGCGAAGATTACGTGATCATGCGGCGAGATCAATGGAGGTGGCGGCGAGAGGCTCGGCGAGGGTCTCCCAGCCGTCGACCTTGCGCATGACGATCTGACCGGAGGCAAGCAGCGCCCAGAACAGCATGGGCGCGGTCTCGGCCTCGGGCAGGACGGTCTGGGTCTTGATGCGGCGCCGGAACTCCTCATGCAGCCGCTCGATCGCGTTGGTCGTCCTGGCCGATTTCCATTGGCCGGGCGGCAGTCGGGTGAAGGTGAAGAGCCGGTCGCCGGCTTCTTCGAGGCTGTCGGCGACTGCCCGACACTTCAGCCGCCACTTTCGCAGGAAGGCCTTGCGGCGGGCCTCCACGTCGGCGGCGGTCTCGGCGTAGATCATGTCGCGGTAGTCGTTGGTCAGTTCGTCGTGGAGCCGCTTCGGCGCGTGCGCGAGCAGGTTGCGGTGCTTGTGAACCGTGCACCTCTGAACCGGGACGTCCGGCCAGAGCGCGGCCAACGCCGCCTCGAGCCCGGCGGCGCCGTCGACGATGATGAATTCGGGCGCCTTCAGGCCGCGCCGGGTCATGTCCTCGAGCAAGGCGGTCCAAGCGGCGGTGCTCTCGCCGCCCATGTTTCTGAGCGCCAGCAGCACCTTCTGGCCGTCCCGGCGCACGCCTATCGCTACCAGCAGCGAGATCGCCGTTGCCTTGCGATCGATCTTCGCCCGGACCACCGTGCCGTCGAGGATGAGCCGGACGATGTCCTCGTCGTGGAGCTTGCGGACGTTCCACGCCTCCCAGTCGGTCCGGACCTTGCGCCAGGCGCGGCTGACCGTGTCCTTACCTACGGCGCCGTCGAACAGGGCTGCCAGCGCCCGGCGCACCCGCCGGGTGTTGGTCCCGGCGAGGTAGGCGCCGGCGATCAGCGCCTCGGCGCGCTTGGTCAGGCGTTGATACCGGCGCAACGCCTTCGAGCGCCATTCCGCCGTTCCGCCATCCTCGCGCACGAGCCGTGCCCGTGGCACGCGAACCGTCTCGGCGCCGAACGTGCCGATCACCTGTCGGTCGCGGTGGCCGTTGCGCCAGCCGAGCCCGGACTCCTCGGCGCGCTGGTAGCGGCCCCGCCCGAGCGCGGCCGACAGCTCCTCCTCGAGGATCTCCTCGATGAAGGCGCGAACCCGGCCGCGCACCTCGTCCTCCAGCGGATCGCTCCATCCCGCAACGAGAAGTGGCGAGGGCGTCGGCATCGTCATAGTCTCATTCATGGCGTGGTCTCCACGGCGGCAGCCACCGCCGTTCAGGGTTGGGTCAATGCCCGGAGACTACGCCAACCCCGAAACTCCACCACGTTCGCGACAGCACCCCTGTCGCTCATGGCGCGTTCCTCGCTGCCCTGATTCGGGCTGGTTGTCCTTGTTGAGCCGCAGATCTACTGTCTGTAGCAACTAGCAGCTCGCTGAATTAGTCGGCGTGCTGGAACGTTTTCCCGTCGGACGGACCAGCGGCTTTGCCCGTCTGGCCCGTTTCTGCGAGCGGCATGGGCGTCCGATTGCGGTTTTCGGCATCATGCGGCCAGCAGCCGAGGCAGTCGGGCCAGGTTGTTGGCGGCCATCGTCAGGATGAAGCGGGATCGCACGCGCTCGATGCCACGATAGACGGTCTGAGCCATGCCGCCGACGGTCTTGGCCCAGCCGAAAGCCTCCTCGATGCGCTTGCGGTGCTTCTGGGAACAGGCATGGCTCTCGTGCCGGGTGGTGCGGCCGTCGATCGCTGAATGTCGCGATTTCCGCGCGACATGCGGGGTCACGCAGGCGAGCCGCAGGTCGGTGACGAACCCGGTAGCGTCATATCCCTTGTCTGCCCCAAGCGTCAGCCGCCGGGTCGATCCGGGGGAATGGCGGTGGATCATGTCCAGCGCGGCATGCCGTTCGGCACGGCCGTCGGCCCGGGTCAGGTCGCCCTGGGATCGTGCCCCGGGGCGTGGTGTAGGAGCGCCGTCCTTCGGAAAGGTCCGAGCCT